TCGTACGAGTCGCGTCACCAATATTAATACACAAGAAACCACCATCTTTTAGCACGCGAAAGCATTCTTTCCATACTTTATCTAACTCCTGATGCATTAATTCGAAGGCCACTTCAGGATTCTTTTCAAGATTTTCGGAAATATTAGGATTCTGTTTAGCCATTATCTCATCCCACATCTCAATCATGGGATATGGAGGGGAAGTAACGACCAAATCAATGGTGTTATTACCTATAGAAATCATGTGTTGTGAGGCACCTATGTATATAGAATGTAATGTGTTCATTAAAAATTTTTTTAATTCTTTGTAAGAAAAAACTTTGTAGACTATATATTATACGGGAATAGCGTTGACAGTTTTCTTCGTGGTTACCAAAGTGGTTATCAACGACAATACTGCCGCTGGTACTGGATATGCTATTGATACGGCTGCTTTCAATAAATTGATAATAAAATTCCCAACCTGCTTCAACGTTGATAATAGTTGATTCTTTTTTGTCTTATTTTCTATCAACGCATAAGCAGGATTCGCCACACTTGCCGCTGCTCCTGTTGTAATTACCGCAGGTATGGCGTTCGACGCAATACTACTCGCTGCCGCTTCGGTTACATATTTCAGTTGGTCTGTTGCAGCTGAAAAATTTGATTTTATTGTAGCTATTTCTAATTGTAGCGTTTGTCGACCCTCTCCATTCTTATAATAATCCAACCATTTATCACGCAACTGCTTACGCTCGATTTCATCAGCGACGGCTGATAATTGGTCTTTATACTTAGAATCTACAAACGTCTCTGCTACTGTTTCTAAATCTAATCCTGGCAATGAAACATCACCATCGCTATTAATCAACTCATCAATAGCGTCTAATAATTCTTGATTATTGTCCATATTATTTATTTTCCTCCTTTCTAGATTTCTTATTAGGTTTGGGAACTGGTACGTAATGACCATTCCCCACTGTTACATGAATCTCATCTTGGGACTTATTCAATTCATCGTCCAATGCTTTACTTCCTATATCTTCCATAATATCTCTTTTTACAATATAATTTTATGCTTTAAATCGTCTAAAAAATCACTACTCGTAATATATATGAGCTCCTGCTTAGCTCTCGTTACGGCAACATAACGAAGATTGCGTTCCTGTTCTAACATCCATTCTGTAGTAGCGAAACGACTTGGGATTAATTCTGGACAAAGAAACAATATCCTATCATTCTCCAATCCCTTAGATTTATGAATAGTGCTCAAAATTATACCATCTATATTATCGCTGAATATATTGCCTATCAGAGTCTTTAATTCGGCAACATCATGAACCTCCGTCATAAGGTATTCAATGACTTCAAGTCTTTGGGTGTATAACTCCATCTTAGGATGGGTCAATGGACGACGTATGCCTCTTTTCTTTAACTTACTTACAAGTCGTTCTTGGTCTAATTTCAGCAACGTCCACATTGCTCTTAAAGATTTCGCTCCAGTCTTATTTATCATACCCAATATGCCTTCACCTATATCCTTTCCCTTTATGCGACTTTTCACTTTATTCTTCATGAGCCATAAGTAAGTTTGCACCAAAGGTTTCAGATTTCTGCAAAGTATCCAATCACCTTGTCGCAAATCATTAACTAATGTTCCATTCCTTACCACGCCCATTGGAGCAGATTCATCATAACGAATTTCTGGCACAATGCTTTGAGCTTCTATTACTATCGATTTTGAGCAACGATAACAAACGCTCAAAGGCATCGTAACGGATTCCCCATTCAAAGTTGAAAGATTATTGTAGCTCTCGGAATCTGCTCCAGCAAAACCATATATAGCTTGATGACTATCGCCCACGGTGATTAATCTACCTCGACGATTCAATGACCTGCGTATGACTTCCTGTTGAGCTGCTGAAAAATCTTGACTTTCGTCGCAAAAAACATAATCATATTTTCTCAAACGAATACTATTATCAACGGCAGGTTGATAAATCATATCTGTAAAATCAAATTGCGTTTTGTCTTTATTGAACTTATTGAATACCTTAATAGCAATTTCTATATTCAAAGGTTCAACATCTAAATCATAATTCATGGTCATGTCCAAAAGTTCATCTTTATCGGCATTCACCATATTACAGCGCATAAGGTCTATGATACGTGGTATAATGTAAAAATAATATCCATGTTTCTTTGTTGATATGTTATCATATTCTTTCAGAACAGATTCTATTTTACCAAAGACTTTATTTGGATTCATTTTCACTCTATTACCATAACGACGCAAAATGCTATGCCAACCGAAACTGTGTATAGTACTTATCTCTATGTTATCAACTACTCCTATACGATTTTTCAATTCATCGACAATTGAATTATTGAATGCCACGAAAAGAGCTGTCTTATCTCGGGGAATGAATTTTAACAATTCAAGTAATACGGTTGTTTTACCACTACCAGCTACAGCACTGATGTTTATATTACTATTCGTATTTTGAAAAACATCATAAATATCTTTCTGGTATTTTGAAGCAATAATCATACATAAGATAATTTTAACCAACGCATAGCGTTAGGGAACTCCAAACGAACTACATTAGCATCCTGTATATATGTTGATATTCGGTGCTCAAATGCCGTCTTATCAAAAGAAGAATTATTAATCAATAAATCTGTTATATTAATGCCAACTAATTGATTATACTGTATATCTTCGACTGTTGAACTTGTAGCTGGTATAAATTTATGTACTATATAATACAATGCTGTGGAATCCCCAATGGGAAATATCTCAACAACGGTGTATCCCATACCGATAATAATTTCCAATGCTCGTTGGAATATATTTATATTTTTGTCCATCTTATTTTTGAATTAATATTTATTCTTTTTCATCAAATTTTGCAACGTCAACTTTACATTCTTCAATGCTCTACAATATTGACCATGCGTAATGTCTTTATTTTTCTTTAAAAACTCTGTTTTGAATTCACCCTTAATTTTACTCATACACACTCTTTTCTCAATATCCGAAAGACCTATATTATACATCAACAATTCTACATCATCAACATTGCTTACATCGTGTAATGATTTATTTGTAGACATTATTTCATCTGATAAATCAGACTTGGGCATATTCATCTCTCTTGTATATAATTTGTAAAAATTTCTTGATAACGCTTTATTATAATAGAACAAAAAGCTGTTTGTCTTTGTTATCTTGTATTTTTCTAAACACTTATCAAATACTATATAACATTCAGACAATATTTCATTATAATCAGGCATATATCTACAAGGACTCCCATTCAATAGATTCATATAATTACGAATATTTTTTGTGACTATATTCTTCATTACTTTGAATATGTATGTTTTATATCCCAATACGGTTTTTTCACTCTTCTTACCGCTCCTGATGCGCGATATGCAAGTGTTTATAAATTTGCGTTTATATCGCAAATCTTTGCCGAAAATCTTATTTATCATGATATAAAAGAAGAATGTGTAATTAAAACAAATTATAATTTACCGCTGGTTAAATCTTTCATTTCTTTCATCGCCCTTCCCAGTAAATCATTTTTTCTTTCCTTGACTTCCTTGTTGAAATGATTATGCGCTCTTTGTTTTAGCTTTTCACGCTTTTCGTCAGCACTCATACTATCGAACATATTCATTTGTACATTCTTACGGGATAATGGTATCGACTCATTATCGTTTATTTTCATGCGCTCAAAACCACACTTACTACACTGCGAATGCTTGCCTATTAATCTTCCTTTACAAAAAAAGAAAGATTCACTTGATAAATATTCTTTTTTATTAAAATCAACACACTCTTTATTCAAACATATATACTCCATAACCTTTACATTTTCTCTTGATTTATTGCATACTGCGCTATCAATAGCGCATCACTAGTCGCTAATGTTATTTTACCAACATAAGGAAACAACTGTTCCGCCTTGCGTTTCAATTTATTTTTCCACTCGGATGTTGATTTGTTCCCCTTGTTGCCAAGTTGTAATGATTTTTGCCATTTTTGTGGTGTAACTGATATAGTTGGAATTTTACAAGCCAATAAAGCCATTTCCAAATGACCATAACCACATCCGAAATTAAACATAGCATTACCGCCCATTCCTGGCAATCCTCCAACCTTTTCCAAGTAACAAGTTGAATTAACACTGTATATCTTTAAGAAAGATAATAATTCCATAGGACTCTGAGGCATTTTAGCAACTTCTACGACCTTCTTCAAGTCTTTAGAGTAAATTACTATACCTCCATTTTTACCAGGGTCTACGGCAATTATTTTATTGTCTTTGAAATATCTTATTCTAGTCTTATTGTCCATTATAAATATTTATAAATTTTACAAATTTTAGCATTTTGCTCAATTATTAATAACTTTGTGTAATTTTGCTCACTCCGTTTTCTTTAACAATCAACATTTTATTTTCATTATTAAATTCTGAAGATACATTTTGAGTTATCATCAAAACAGTTATACCTAAATTTTCAAGAATCTTAATTATCGCTTCTTGACCATCTGAATCAATACCATTAAAACTTTCATCCAAAGCAACAAGATTCAATCCATTACCATTGGTAGACATATTTATTAAATGTTGAATTGCCAATACTCCAGCTAAATTAATACGACCTCTTTCACCGCCACTCTTAGACATAAAGGATTCGGCATTCATACCATTTTCAAGCGCAAAAACCTCAATCTTTTCTCTAACACTACCATCCTTTAATATTTTGAATCCATTTATATTTACCGATAGTTTTGACTTGAATTTCTTCAAGAATGAATTTACAGTGCCTTCTAAAAGAGATACTGCCTTATTGGCTAGATATGTCATAAAACCAGATTTCCCCATGTAATATGTCCAATAATTTATATAATCCAATTCTTCATCAATGGATTGCATAGATGCGGAAAGACCGTTTAATTCATCAACACACGTCTTTATTTTCTCCTTTATGTTTTTGATAGACTTATTGTTTTGACTCTGTTCCTCTAATTCTTTTATATTTTGTTTGTTTCTGCTTATCTTCTTTCTGTAAGAAGAGATATCGTCATCGAACGATGATAACTTATTCTTTAGCTTATTCAAAACACGATTCAAACGCTCTTTTTCATCTTCCAATAATTCGTTATTGTCTATATCTTGATTAATCTTAATAATCTGTTTATTAATCTTATCAATTTTCTTACCAATACTTTCATTCTCACTTTCCGCACTACTCAATACTACTTTAGTTTCATCAACAGAAAGATTCAACTGACTATCCTTAATAAAAACAGCACCGCATTCTGGACAAGTAGTAGAATCTTCTAAATCACTTTTAGCAATTCTTATTATACGTTTGTTGTCAGTAATTTTCTTTTCTAATTCATCTATATCGACTTTGAGTTTTTTCTTATCAGTCTTCAATTTAAGGACATCTGGAATAATTATATTAGATATTTCAATCTTTTTGGCTTCAATTTCTTTATTAACCTTCAATTTTTCATTTTCGCAATTTTTTATCTCTGCTGTATATCTACTTATTGATTCTTTAAGCTCATTTATTTCATCTGAATTATCATTATTCAATAATTCTTGTAATTGCTCCTCTAATGTCTCCTTTTTTGAAGAAATTGAAGTATATTGTGATTGTAATTCATCTTTATCCTTACCCCTATCTTTCTTATCATTAGATAACTTATCAAGAATGGGATTTATCATATTAGCCGATGTTATACGATTCATCACCTCCTTCTTTTCTGTATCGCCAGCTGTAAAGAATGTATACTTACTATCTTGACTTATGATAAAATACCTTAATAAATCGTCTCTATTAATGCCTATAAGTTCATAAATACGTTTATTAGCCTCATCTACAGAAGTCATTGTAGAATCTATTTCTCCATCCTCCGTTATCTCTACCTTTGATGATTTGCCTCCGCGAAAAAATTGTCTAACTATACAAAGAGTATTATTTTTAACATTATTAGACAACTCCAACTTAATTAAACAAGATTCCGCATCACGATTTATAAAGCAATCTTTATTTACATCCCTCAATGACTTATTCGTCAGAGCTATTGCTATTGCTTCAAATATCGTTGACTTACCAGCTCCATTATTGCCACCATTGTCTTTATTTTCACCAACGATTAATGTACATGCGTTATTTTTGAATGTATATTCAGAATCCTCATGTGAAAAGAGATTTTTAAAACTCACCTTATCAATTTGCCACATAATATATATATACTTACAATGAATTAATTAATTTCATGCCATATTTCAACTGTTTTCCCTTTATGCTATTTTCGGAACAGAATTTCACAAAATCTTTCTTTATCATACTTTTATCATAACACATAACCGAAGCATCATCTTCCGAAATTTTCATTGCATCTTCCGTTTCAATTGCCTCAAATGTAGCTGAAATACCTAACGAAGATAACAAAGATAAATCAACCTTATCGGCATCTACTTTTTTACCTCTGAAAACGAATCTTACATTATCCTCTGACTTATCGCCATATTTATCTAGTAAATTACGCAATGTTTCTTTATCATCAATATTAACAATCTCCTTAATATATCTAGGAAATTTCAATGGAACAAATTTTATCGTACCATCTTGATAAATCAAAGTACATCCTTTATCATCAAAGGTTTCACCAAAATTATTCTGATATGCCGAACCCGTATAATATATATTATTTGATATTTTGCTAGCATTATGATAATGACCAATCAATACCTTTGTAAAATTTTCAAACATACTCGGCTTGATGATAGATTCCACACTACTCCCATCATTATTTTTAACACCATCAAATCCACTGTGAGTAATTAATATTGTAGTTTTATTAAAATCTATATCACCCTTTATCTTATTGTATTCATTTAGCCAAGATTCGTCGTCAAAATAAGGTATGAATACCAAACATACTTTATCAAGATTAACAACACTAGCTTCACTATATAAAGTGAAACAAGGATTAGAAAAAATGCAAAGATAACTCTTATTACTTTGCGAATCAGTCTTATCATGGTTTCCTGGTATTGCGTATAATTTTACATTATTCTTATTCAATTTATTTAGTATTTCATCCCAATCAGTAAGGCAAGATAATGGTTGTCCACTACGATTCGTAAAAACGTCACCGCCACAAAATATTGTATTAGTATCGTTATCCTTACATATTTTAATCAATTGATTAAAAATACTCTTTACTAACGAACCATTATCTTTATTCAGATGAACATCATTTACGAGTACACCAATTACACTATTCTTCATATTTGTATTTATATTTTTGACCTTCAACTTCATTCTTCCTCACTCCGTTATCAACGCAAATGACATATATAAACTTTTGAAAATTTCCTATCAATTCATACATTCTATACACGCCATCACGCATAACTCTTGGACATCCACGTTCTATTTCATACACAAGCTCTTTACACGATTCATCTTTATATAATTCTGTATGTCGACGACCAATTCTATTTTTACCAAGACTCACTTTTATTTTGCGAATTTCTTTAGCATAAAACACATCATCGCACTTACACTTATATTTTTCAGCAATTCTAATTATTCTCATACTACTCCTCATTATCTTCTACTTCACGTTCATTATCATTAGATAATTTACGTTTCATATCAATCAAATCAGCATCATAAGATTTCTTTATCTTTCTATACAATACTTTCAAAAAAGGATTATGATTGTAATAATTTTGATAAAATTCTTTCATGCTAGACCAAACCAATTTTCCTCCCATAAAACTAATTTTTCTAACACCCTCTTTTTTCAAAATACCTTTTTCAATAGCATATTGTATTTCCTCGTCTGATAGTATGACTCCATAACCAAACAATATACGTACTTCAGTCTTACACCTTGAACCAAAATCATTTTTAATTGGTTTCACTTCCGTTATTTGCGCAACCTCTACGTCGTCCATTTTTTCATTCGCTTTAACCTTTAAAGAAAATCTTTGACATGGCATAAGCTCAATAAATTCACCGCCAGTACTCTTACGAGCTCCAGGAACCATTGAACCAATAACATCATACTGATGATTTAATATAACGAAATGGATTGGGTGAAGATACATCTCTCCAGTTATGTACTTACAAAACATCTTAGCGGATTTAGCAAAGGCTCCTACTTTTTCATGCTTCAAATCTTTAATATCATCACCTTTATCTATTTTCTTTGACATGGTTGAAAGATTCTCATCCATGGTATCTAATTCAGATTTGCTCAAAGTGGCTCCTAAACTATCCCAAAGAATAAAAAAATATGGCTTTATTTTCTGCTCTGAATAGTAAGCATCTGCTTCATCTATAATCTTTTTCGTCTGTAAAAACATCTTCTCTACGTATCTTACACGAACTATAAGAACTCTATCAACATCAATACCTAATTGTAAAGCATAATCCTTATTATCACGATTTTCGGAAGATAAAATCACACAAACTCCATCCTCCTTATGCTGCTCAAGAAAAGACTTCATGGCCATTAATCCTATGGATGTTTTACCAGATTTAGATTTACCCGCAATCTCAACAATACCAGTTGGCAGCCCAAAAGTATGTAAATTGTAATTCAATAAAGGACTACCTGTATCACACCAACTCTTTATTTCAGCAAAAGAATCTTTATCTGAAAACTTAATAACATCGTCACTATCGAATTTCTGGACAATGTGGTCTATAAAACTACTTTTTGACATAAATCTCAATTATTTAATTTTTTATTAAAAAACTTTGTTGAATTTAAAAAAATACCCTATCTAACATTACATCAGATAGGGTACAAACTATACACACAAATAGAAAAAAAATTGTCTACTATTTCTTACCTGCTAACTTTTTGCGAATTTCATCAAGAGTTATCTTAGACGATGGCTTCTCTTCTGCTTCTTCCTCATCGTCAGAATCATCATTAGCTTCCTCATCGTCATCAGAATTATCGCTATTAACAGCTTCGCGGATAGCATTTCTCAAATCATCGTCAGACATAGACTTTTTGACGACAATATCTAAATCCTTAGACTTTATATACTTCTTCAGCTCACTTCTATCCATATCAGCGAACTCATCGCCTTCATCGTTACCTGCGTCGTTATCATCATCTCCTTCTTCATCGTCCTCATCCTCGTCTACGACTTCTTTTTTCTTAGCAGTAGACTTCTTTACTGGCTTCTCTTCCTCATCCTCCTCGTCCTCATCTACAGCTATTTTTTTTGAAGTCTTTTTCTTTGCAGGTTTTTCATCATCGTCGTCAGATTCATACTGAGCTCTTACCTTTTCGACAATCTCTACCCAATCATCATCGTCAAACAAATTGAAATCGTTATCCTCATCAAATACCTGCAATCCTTCTAATGCCTTATCAAATTCTTTGATTGAATAATTAGGTATAATTTCATTCAAAGGTTTCAACTTAGCAAATGCTTCCAACTCATCGTCAGTCAAAGGACGAGCCACAGATTTCTTAGCAAAAGTTACGTCGTAATATTGTTCACCCTTCTTCTTGTTAGGATTCTTAATGTACTTGACCAAAACAGGAAGTCCTTCATCTGGGTCTGTAAATGGGTCAACCTCGATTGGCTCATCCTCATCTTCGCTGAATGCTAACTTATTCAACAAATCTCGTACCATTTTCTTAAATTCCCAAATCTTAGGATGCAACTCCTCTCCCTCACGTACAATATCAGCATAACAAAGCCATGAGTATTGAGGTCTCAAAGAATTTGAATTCATGCCAGTGCCTATTAATACTTCCATCTTATCATTATCAGTACCATAACGCTTTTTGGCGAAATTAACATATTCTTGAACCAAATCCAACTTAGTATTACCATGAGCAACTGAATCTAATACGGTTCCTCTCTTGTGCTCGCCCTCTGAATTAATAAATGGTAGCCAATAACACTTACGACTCACATAAAAAGACTCCTGACCAGGATGAGCAGGGAATATACGTATTTTAACAGTCTTGCCATCTTCAAGACTCAAATACTCATTACTATTAACACCAACCATAGCGTCATCCTTATCTACGGTCTTACGCAAAGACTTAATGGTTGTCGCCTTAAATTGCGAACGGAATGAATTTTCTTTTGCCATTTTGTAAATTTTTAATTAATCAATTTATTATTTTGTTTTCTGATTATGGTATTATTAACTTTGCCTTCTATTACTGTATCTGGTATATCGGAAGGATTCGCTTGAAAAAATACCTTATTAATCTTTTCACTCTTATCTTTAGCAGCCAAATAAGTTGTCAATAGATAATCTCTAGTCTTTTGGGCAGATATATAAGATTTTTTGAATACTTGATATTTTTTGTCAAGTAATACGGCTGTATTTAGAGCATCAATAGTAGGATTCTTACCACCATTTTGTTCCATCAATTTTACCTTGTATTCCTCCTTTAATTTTGCTTCCTGAACATCTAAATTCAATTTCTTCTCATTAACTTGGGATTCAGCCTCAGCAAGCATATTACCAAATTTAGCAACAATAGTAGGATACGTTATCATCTCACCCAATAGATTACTATAATCTATCTTCAACAAATTGTCAATATCTATAGAATCTTCAAATTCATCAAATTTAAGGATGAAAGTAGATTCACCAATATTTATACTCTTTTTTATCATACCTTTGGTTCAGTTTCATCTAAATCATTACACTTAATTCTTCGCACTAACTCAAACACTAAATAATGTATAGCTTTCTCAATATCCTTTATCAGATGACTCTTTGGAGACCCATTAGTTACGTATCTTTGTAAATATCTACAGACTTGATATATGTTGAGAAAATCTCCTCTATCTTTATCATATAATAATTTCTTAGTATCTATTATATTTTGACCCTTGGCATATTTATCTTCATAAGTGCCATTAATATGCTTTATCACCATATATAGTGCTCTTGCTGTTTCTGGTTCATGAGACTCGATATTCGCTAACAACTCTTCTATACTCTTAGCCAAACTGTTTGAATTTTCTTCCATAATTTTACATTTTATAAAAACCAATCTAAATTTAAATCAACTTCATATTTTTCTTTAACGAATTTTGAAATCTCATCTATCTTTTCATTCGTCTTATGAATACAATATTGATAATCGCCGTCAAATGTTTGTACACCCATATTAATATTTCTCTTAACAAATGTCATTAGAGCCAACCAATCACATAACTTTACAAATGATTTAACGCAATCACTAACATTGATATTTATATCCCCAAATGTCTGCTCGATTTCATGATTAACATAATCATTAATAATCTCACGTATTTTGTCGCCATTATATTTATTATACTTAACAGGATGCGGAAGGTCACGATTGATAATAGATTCATCAAAATCATGCATTATAGCATAAGATAAAACATCATGACTAAAACTCTGAAATTCTAACGAATGTTTAACATCCTTATGGATGTATTCTGATTTAATTTGAATTTTCTGCAACAAATAATTAGCTATTGCTGCTACTTTAAACGAATGTTGCGATACTGTCTCCTTGATAACACTATCCTTTTCTTCCCATTGTCTAATGTTGTCAAGTTTTACAATTTTCTTAACGAAATCTTTCATTTTTTTTCTAATTAATTATGTACAATCTTGTATTATTATTTGAATATAATGTCTTTTGATTGCGGAACTTATCCTTTTTAGCAATTCCACTGATGCATATAACTTTGCCCTTAATATCCATCATATTTTCCACCGATTTAACAATATTTACATAAGCATCTGGCCAAACAGTAATGTTTAATATAGCATTATTGCTATCAATCTGTATATTGCACATAACGCCATTCTTTATATCTCGCTCTGTAAATGAAAGTAATTTGCCTGCTATACATACTTCTGTTCCTTCTTTGGTAATAGCGAAATCGCTTTCATTTACATAAAGATTTTTCATTCTTTTAGTGGGTAGCATACTCTCGTAACATAGGTCTCCAAAACCCGTCAATCGCTTCTGTTCCAATATCCAAAAAGAATTACTTGTTTTTGCTTCTTCTGTGTTATATACATCTGGTAACTCTTTATCACCCTTCATATCAACCAAAAATTTTTCAAGCAACTTGCGTCTATCTTTCGGCTGACTCAATTCTTCAACAAGGTCAAAAGCTCCAGCAACAATTAACCATTTTATAACACTCTTATTGACTTTAGACGGCACCCTGCTTATAAACTCATCAATGCTAAAAAATTGACCTCCCTTCAATCTCGTTTCGACTATATTTTTAACAGCAACCTCACCTATTCCCTTGATTTTGTTCAAACTGTAGAATATACGATTATTATCGGCATCACAAGCAAAATTTATTCCAGAATAATTTATATCTGGTTGTCTAATTTCTATTTCTACTCCAGTTTTTTTCATTTCAGACAAACGATAAGGAATATCTGATTCATCAGCGAATTGAAGAGAAGTTGTCCAAAATTCAAGCGGATAATTAACCTTGAACCATTGACTCCAATAACTCATAAATGTATAAGCAACAGCATGAGATTTATTGAACGAATATGCTGAAAATGCGTTCATCTTATCCCAAATAACTTTAGCTTCATCTTCAGGACAACCATTTTCTATAGCACCACGCATAAAATCTTCACCAAGAGCATTCAACTCCTTATGCTTCTTTTTCTTAATATATTTACGAGCATTTTCAGCTTCAATTAAAGATAATCCTCCTAACTGGTGTATTATAGACATCATCTGCTCTTGATATACCAATAAAGAATATGTTTCACCAGTTATATTTTCAATTCCATAATCATAATGCGGTTTTTGTTTACCATTTTTAATATTGGCAAAATCTAAATGAGCGTTTGATGCTATTGGACCAGGACGAAACAATGCTGTCATAGCAACAAGGTCGGAAAATTCAGTAGGTTTAACTTGCTTACAATAATTCATAAGAGACATTGTACCAAATTGAAAAACGTCTTCACACCACCCCCTACGAAAATACTTAAATACTTCAGCGTCATCAAAAGGAATATCATTAACATTGATTTTCTCTTGCTTATTCTTTTCAATTAGATTCAATATATTATGAAATTTGTCTAATTGAGATAATCCTAACACATCCTCTTTTAAAAATAAAGAAGATTCCGTATATTTACCCTCCCATTCAGAAACAAGAACACCGTCAATCATCTTAATAGGCATCCATTCATATATGTTCATAGATTTACCCGTCTCAACCGATATTTTTGGTACAATAATAACGGCTGAAGGATGTACCGATGCTGCCTTGCATGACAATAAAGAATATTTTGTCATATGTACAATTTCGGGATAATCTTGCACAAATTTAAACAACGCTTTAGACTTTACAGCATACGAGAACAAATCAGACCAAGTGTATTCAATTTGGTCATCTATATCCTTCGTTATCTTATTAGTATAATCAAATGACAATCCCTTTACTTTTGCGAAATCTTTTATGCATGTCCTCAACTTCATGCGTGTGAACGTACCAACTGAGCATGAATAATCCTTACCATACTTATCTTTAATATATTCCTTCACTAAATCTCTGCCAAAAGTCTCATAATCTATATCTACATCAGGGAGGTCTGTAAAAAATTCACTTATCTTTACACTCTTTACTTTCATTTATACTTCTATATCTAGTGATTTCCAATCTACATTAGACGATGCTTCAATTACATCACCGCCTACTAATCTAACTTTGTCACCATCTCTATATTTCACTTCGCGACCATCCTCTAATGTTAATTTAAAAGAATGATGAGCTTTAACACGCGACACGTTCAAGAATCGCTCAAAATAAAGCTGATACTTCAATGGGTCTACTGAAGTAATGTTCAAACAATAAGCAACCAAACTGCCGCAAACACTACCACGCCCAGGACCAATCATTATATCCTTTTCGCGACACCAATTACATATATCCCAAAGTATCAAAAAATAACTACAGAGGTCATTAGGAACTATAAGGTCACACTCAATCTTAATACGTTCCATATATTTATTGATATCGTCTACTTTACCAATCAACTTATTATTAATCCCCTTATTCAATTCATCAAAAAACATCTCCTCTGGATTATCTACCTCGAATCTTGGAATCTTTCTTTCAGAATTATTGATTCTAAAATCAACATTCTCAATAAAGCTATTCAAATTATTAATAGCAGAAATTATAGTTTGAAATAGTGGTTCAACGTCTTCAATCCATTCATCATAAGCGTGTATTGTATCTGAGACACTCTTGAAATACTGGTCTTTTGCTTCGGGAGCAGCTTTTCCTGATATCTTATGTAACATACCATTTAATGGTTGTTCCTCAGCATCCAGATAATAACTATCATTAATTAATATAGGTTTCAGTATCTTACATAATTTCAGAATATAATTATCAATATTATTTAGATGTTCCCTGAATAATTGTTTAGATTCAAATTCTACTGTATCTATCTGATAATATACGGCATCAAAGTATTTTTTATATTTAGATATTATTTTTTTCGCTTCATCGTACTTATTATTAGACATAAGATAATTTATTTCGCTGTTTTTAGGCACTACGCAAGCTAATCCTCTTCCGTACGTATAAAGTTCTTCAGCAGGGATAAAACCATTGTAATCGACGTTTATGCTCTTACTAATCATAAGTAGATTATGCCAACCCTCTTGATTGATTACATACAACTTCAATTCAAAGATTTCCTGTATTTCTTCATCCTCATCGTAATTTCTCGCAACGCTTATTGTTTCTCCTATAATAGATTTCAATCCATATTTATCGGCGCAAGTCTGAAAACTCAAAGATGAAGCCAAACTATTCATATCACACACACCAATAGCTTTATGCCCAAGGAATTTTGCTTTCTTGCACCAAAGGTCGCAACTACCACTACCACTTAGCATCTCATATTCATCGTGTATTCCTATGTTAGCAAAATCCATTATAAACGGTTCAGAGCATTGACCTATATACTTTAAATCGTTGAATTCAGGTTGATATATTAATTCGTTATACATATTCTTGTCTTGCTTCTTACCAGAATAGTAAAATTTACCGCCAAATTCAAACAATATATAATCAACCTTATTTTCATCTAATATATCATATTCCTCGTCTGATAATATAAATGAAAAATCTCCATCTATAATCTTATTATCTTCCCCAGGTTTCAAATACAAAAATGTGCCAAATCCTTCTATAATGATAGTGTCTGAACTTCCTATCTTAGATTCAGACACTATCAATTTATTATCAACAACCCATTTATTCAGTTTATCATCCATTTTTACATATGACCTATAAATGCATGATTATAATTAGATATCTTCTTAGCGAACCAATTCTTACTCATTACTATTACATCCCAATCGTCAATACCATTTGAAATAGTATCTATAGATTCAATAGCTTTAATGGCTTCATCTTGTTTGCATTCCTTATTGTCGGAAATGGCAATCTTATACTTCAAATACACTTTAAGAAGTTGATATACCGCATATAAGTATTTAGAAAAATCTCTTACATTGTTAATCTCTTCTTCAATTTCATCACCACCTCTAGATATCTTTTCCAAATTATACAATATTACATTCAAATTATAATCTATTTCACGCAATCTATTGCCAGCGAACTCATGTGAAAAATTAAAATCTATCGGCATTTCCTTCGCTCCAGCCTCACTATATAATTCATTACTATCGTTATACAATTGATTACCATCGCAACTTAACATTCTAGTGGCTATTTCATTCCACTCGTATATGTGAAGACTTTGTGAATTATGAGTTTGAGTTCCCAATTTCAAATTCAAGCAAGCAGCAATGAGTTCGGTGATAAAACTGAATTGGAAAACATTCGTAGGGAGTCCCCAATGTAAATCATTACTACGATTCTGAATAGTTGTAATCAACTTACCATCTCTTACCTTTAACATTACAATATCATTACAAGGAATATCATTAGTCTTAGTGCCTAAATCTAAATCAGGATTCCATATTGATAATACTATCTGTCTAGTGTTGAGATTATTCTCGAAAAGTTTAATAGCATCTGCTATTTGGTCATATCCTTGAGCGGCATGTAAATTTTCTTCACAAAACTTATCCTCGCTTCTAACACCCCAATGACGCAATCTAAAACCATATGGAGCATGAAACACCTTACCATCGTCACTGTATTTTTCCATATTCTTATTGAATAATGACAAGAAACGAACGTCTTTTCTGCCTGTAAAAATCCACATAGCTTCAGCAAATAAAAAGAAAGGATTGATGTTACGATTGTATCCTCCTACTAATCTACGATAAGGATTGGTAATTATAGTTTTAAAATCAAGAACTTCTTTTACATTGCCATCTCTACTTGGTTCCCACTCTTTATTATCCATTATAAACTTATTGATTAATGGATAAATTTCTGAAAATGTATCTGCCTTAATAGAAGCAAGATTACAATTGAATTCAACTTTCCTCATATAATTATTATTTTATCATTTAATCTAATATTACTAACTTTGTATCATTAAAAAAGAGTGGCTTTTCAACCACTCTTCCAATAAACAAAAATCAACCCACAATAAAAATTACTCCTTAGACTTCTTAGTCTTAGCAGTCTTCTTATCAGTAGTGGCAGTAGTCTTCTTCAGGCTCTCCTCCATCTTCTTGCGATTATCACCGAGTCGCTTATCAACAGTATTGACAAATGAAGTTATGCTATCATAAAGTTTCTTGACAATCTCTACGGCATCATCAATCAAAATATTGTTAATAATGGGTGCCTTAGTCCAACAAGTCTTATAATCTATACCCAACTCATCAAGTTTATCAACCTCCTTAGCCATAGTCAACAGAATGATATTACAAGTCAAAGTGCCGTCAATATTTCTAGTGACATTCTCGACGGTCAATACACCTCGCTTACTATTCTTGCCGTTATGCTTAATAGTGGCTCCATATGAAGATATCCAGTCATAGGTATAATCCTTATCGTCAAACACCTCCTTGAATGCATCAAAAGCCTTGCGGTCT